CTTATATCCTGAATATTTTAGACCTAATATATTTAATGTTATGAAATTTTTAAGAGACAAAAAAATTAAAGGCGAATTATATAAAGTATGTCTCTATACTAATAATCAAGGACCTAAAGAATGGGCAAGACGTATTTGTCTCTATTTAGATAATAAAGTAAACTACAAATTATTTGACAATCATATTGGTGCTTATATTGTTAATGGGATACAAATTGAATCTCAACGTACAACTCACGATAAAACTGTGGGTGATTTCTTACGAACTACTAAATTAGGAAATAAAACTCAAATATGTTTTATTGATGACTTATACCACGAAAAAATGGATAATGATAATGTTTACTATATTCACATTGAACCTTATAGTGTAATTTTACCCATAAATTTACTTGTTGATAGATTTTATAAGAGTAATATGGGTATGTCATATGATAGTTTTAATAATTATATTCATAAATTTATGAATCAGTACAACATGTCAGATTTAGAAAAAGATAGTAAACGAAATTTTAATCATAATTTAAATGGTAAGGAATTAATGGAACATATCGAACTCTTTTTACACCCAATTAATAAAACTACTCGCCGCAATAAATATGAAACTAAAAATAAAACTATTAAACGATATATAAATTAACTATCTAAATCTATGCTGTCTAAATCACTTAAGAGTTGACTATCATCACTATCATCTTGATTAGTTGTATCTAATGAGTATATATCTAATGAACGTGCACTACTATCAGTCGCAAGAACATATTTTGGCATCCAAAAATAAGGTATTAAATGTTCTTGATTTGGATATAATTGTTCAAAAATTGTTCTATAATATAATTGTTCTATTGTTTCTGGAGAATTATGTAAATAGACTTTATCTAAGTCATATGTAACTTTAGTCTGTTTTGCTACTAGCTCATCTATTATCTGATACCACGATCTATCCTTACTACTTACACCATCGCTAAATGCCTCTTTTTTTCTCCATAAAACTTCTTTTGGTATATAATCCTTATCAAATGCTTTTCTAAAAAGATATTTTTCTTGTTGTTTATTAGTTTTAAATCTATATTCTACTGGTATAGAAAGAAAAAATGTTACAAAATCTCTATCTAAAAATGGTGTACGTGGTTCTAATCCTTGAGTAGAAATAGATCTATCCGATCTTAAAACATCGAAATATTGTATATCTCTTAATAATCGTTTACATTCATTATCAAATTCTAATGCGTCTGGTGCATGATTCGTGTAGAGATATCCACCCATAAGTTCATCACTGCCATCTCCATTGAAAATTACTTTAGCATCTGATGACTCAGAAATATATTGAGATATTAGTAAATTACCAACACTTGCTCTAACTGTTGTAGTATCGTAACTTTCTATATTCTCAATTACTGAAGGAATAAATGCAAAAAAGTCTTCTTCTGATACTACTACTTCTGTATGATTAGATCCTATATGTTTTGCTACTAATCTAGCATATTTTAAATCTTCTGATCCCTCTAAACCTATACTATATGTTGATAATGGTTTATTATAAATTTTACTAACTAATGCAGCTACTATACTACTATCTAGTCCGCCAGATAATAGACAAGCAATTGGTCTATCACTTGTTGTAACTCTTTTATATACCGCTTCACAAAAAATATCATGTATATTTTGCACAATACTACGCTCTTCTATATCGTCATTTGGTGGATTTATTCGTGCTAAATGAAAATTGGCGAATCTTATTTTTTCAGATATATTCCAAACATCATCTTCCAGATTTAATACCATATAACTTCCTGGATCAAATAGATTTACTTTTAACATATCTATTCCTTTATACTTATGTTTATCAATATCTTGAGTAAACATATGTAATTGTTTCATCTCTGATGAAAATCCTAACATTTTATTATTACTCTCTTCTAATGTATCACTTGATAAATAATAAAGTGGTCTAACGCCAAATTGATCTCTGGCTACAAATATTTTATTTATATCATAATCAATTAATATAAACGCAAAAACACCATCTAATGCATTTAGTGTATAATTAATTCCATATTTTTCATATAGATAAATAATACATTCACAATCTGAATTAGATATAGGTTTAATATCCATAATCTCATATAAACGCTTATAATTATAAATCTCTCCATTACAAATTAATACTTTATTATTATATTTAAGAGGTTGGTCAGATTTTTTATCTAAACCATTAATTGCTAATCTATAAAATGCTAAAAAAATATTATTATTAATATCTATTTTATAAGAATCTGGGCCTCTATGCTGCCCTTTTTGAGCTTGTTCTCCAATAAAATTTGTTGTTATTTCAGTATTATTATAATTTAATAAACCAAATATTCCACACATATACAATATAATAAATTAAATCTTTAGATTTGTTTTATTATAACAGTATAAATATATGAGCAATTCCACAATAAATTGTAATTTATCTACAGATCGATTAGTTAATGAAATAAATGAGAGAATTTTAGCAAGAACTATGGCAGCTGGTAGTATAGATGTATTAATCTCTCCTAGACCTCAATCTACATTATATACTCGTCCATTTCATAATAGTATTCCTCCTGGCCCTATTTGTAAATCAAGAGTTCTTAAATATAATTCGGATCCAAAAAAATATTTCTTACCTTGTACAAGTGGAGGTACATGGAGCCAATATAATCAAAATATTAATACAGAATCTATTTTAAGAAATCAAGTTTATGCATTACAAAATGCGCCACAAGCAACATATGTCCCCAATAGTACCAGTGATTTATATAATTCAACTGTTCCAAAATCAGACACTAGCACAGCACAAGGATTATACCCTAATTTACCTACATCAAATTATGAGTATAATATTTGGGGTTTACAACCTACACTAAATAGAGAAGCTGGTTATCTATTTTTGCCTCCTCCAGTAAATTTAGGAAATAAATTATTTAATAATGATACGCGCCAAGAAATAAAAGATAATTAAATATTTATATATTATTATGGATAATGAAGAATATATAAATAAAATTACTTTAGAATATCTACTAAATCCTAATATGTTAATAAAAAATAATCAAAGTTTATTAGACACCAAATTAGATAAAGATATTAAATTTTATAGAAAAAGAATAAGTCAATTAACAAAAGATATGATTAAAGGCAATTATCCCAATAATGATTTACAAATCATTTTTCAAAAATATGCATCTGAGTTAATTTACTACTTTAAACAACAAGATACAAAAGATATATATCAGCAAGAATATCTAGATTTAAGTTTAAATAATATAAAAGATACTAATGCAGAATTAGAACAAGATATTGAATCTATTAATAATATATTAATTAATTCTACAAATGATTCGGTGCCTAATTTAGAAAACTTTGTTAAAAAAATTTCTGTAAATACATCAGAAAATCATATAATACCACAAAAAAAAAATATTAATATTAAAGATCCAAAACTACGAGTTAAAGGTGTAAAAACTATAAGTAGTAAAGAATAATCTTATATAATTATAAGATGGTTGGTAGAACAAAAAAAAATAGAAAGGTAAGAAATAAAACCCATAAAAAGTTTAAAAACTTAAATTGTAGTCCAAATAAAAAATTATCATATACCTGTTACTCTCCATCTAGCTTGTTTAAATTAAAACGCGAATGGAATAAAGACTATCCAGACAAGAAAATTTATACAAACGATACATATCAAATTTGGAAAACTCTTAAACACTATTTAAGTAAAACTTGTGGAAATGAACGTTGTTGGTTAAAACAAAATTTTATATCAGATAATTTAGATAGTTCACTTAAACAATATACATTTGCACCAAGCGCACCTCCTACATGGAAAAAAAATCCTAATGAATGGCTTAATAGCAATGATATTATTAATGTAATGAAACAATATGAAAAAAAATATCCTAATTTTAAATTTATTGGACCTTCGCCTATTGATTTTGATAAAAAAAAAATGTTTGGTCAATGTGTATGGAACGATTTATGTAATTTCAGTGTGAAAAATGTATTAAATAAAGGTATTAATAAAATCGGAATTATTTTAAATACTGATCCACATTATCTAGGTGGCTCACACTGGATATGCATTTTTATTAATTTAAATAAAAATTTTATATATTATTTTGATAGTAACGCAGATAAAACACCAAAGCAGGTAAGAAAATTTTTAGATAGAGTTACTAATCAGGCTAAACGACTTAATATAAATCTTAAAGAATATATTAATAAGACAGAGCATCAAAAAAGTGATACGGAATGTGGAATGTATGTATTATACATTATTATTACTTTACTAACTAGTAACATGTTACCATATTTTACAGAGAGAATCCCTGATAAAGAGATGGAAAAATTAAGAAAAATATTATTTAATTAATATAAAAATAAATTAATTTATTTTTATATATGACAGAAAAAGAGTTTATATCTACAAACAATAAAGCAATGATTTGGCAACTTCTTATGGACGCAAATGCATTTGTTAATATACCAGATACATATTTTGATAATATAAAAACTATATACGAACAAATTATTGTAGAAATTTCGAATTTAACTAATATGTCTCTTACTGATCGTAATAAAATGTTAATGGCTAAAATGATGGAAAAAATAAGATATTTTACAAATGAACATATACAAAAACCTTTACAAGAAGTTAAAATTAAAGTTAATGAAGAATTTCAAAATAAAAAACAGGAATTTATTCAACTAGTGAATCATAATAAACCTACTGATGTATCATTTAGTGATGATGTAGATAAACCATTTAATGATCAAGAATTAAATCTTAAATTAAATAGTTTAATTAATGATAGATCATATGATACTTTACCACCATTGCCTAAATCAAAAGAATATACTGTTGATACTAAACCAAATGAACCAAAAGAGAATGAATCAAAAAAAGTATCATTTGTTCCATCTACTGAAAATATTATTAGTAAACTTAAAACTAAAGAGACTAAAGAGAGTACAGAGAGTAAAACAACTGAAGTAACTAGAGAACACAATAATGACATTAAAAATATTTTAAATTTATTACGAACAATTTCAATTAACCAGCAATTAACATTAAAAAATCAAGATAAGATATTAGAATTTCTTTTAAAATAATATTATAGCTTATAATTTATTTTTTACTTTGAGCTAAAAATGTAAAATCAACAGGTTTATATTTTGGAGCTTCGCCTGGCTTTGCCTGATTTTTAAAATATAAACTACCAATTGGTATAGGATTATCTGCTGCAGCACTATCTAAAGTATATATTCTAGTTACTATTACTCCATCACTATTTTCATTACTTGGGTCTTCTAATACGGCTGCATTATATGCATAATCTGTTCTATTTCCTTTACTATCAGGTAAAGTAACTTTCTTTAATTTAATTTTCAGTTCAGTTCTATTTAATTGTGCCGCTTCATCTTTTTCTTGACTTGATATAGATGGTGCATATGCAAACTTATTAGGATTGTCTGAACCAAATACTAAACATTTTAGTTGTTTACTAGTGCCAATTGGGTTATGTAAATTGCAATCTATTGATGCTTCTTTAATATTTTTTAATATTCCTTGTGTAATAACTTCTTTTTGATTTGAAATTTCATATAATGATTGATCACTTGTTAAATAAGGATTATCTAATGATTTATAATTCATATAGATTTCTTTTGTAAATTTACTTTTATCTTGTGTTTTTAATTCTCTTGATGCTTTCTCTATCTGTTCTTCTGTAAATTCCATTAAGTATAAAAATACTTCTACTGTCTGATATTCTAGTGGTAAATTTTTATGACTACATATACGTCTTGCCCGACCGATAACCTGATTTATACGAACTGGATGCCAATATGGTTCTGTTATATGTACATATCTTACATTACTTAAAGAAATACCTTCTGCACCAGATGCTGTAATCATAATTACTTTAATTATATCTCCAAAATAATTTTTTATAATTTTTTTACCATCTACAACAGGATTTGTCTTTTCTATTTCTATTAATTGTTCTTTAAGACTACTAGTTTCACCTGTATTTAATGCATCCCAATTACTATTAAAAATATTACGTATTATCTCTTTCTCTTCTGGTAATTCTGTACCAGTATATAAAACAAATTTTGGTTTTATCATATCTTCAGGTTTTATATTTAATTTCCAAACTCCTCCTGTTTTTACTATCTTAAATTGAGCAAACCCATTTGCTTCTAATACTATAGATAAAATTCCTATACCTTCAAGCTGTCGAAATTGACTGTATATTAAGTGTGAACCAATGTTTCTTTCATCTAATAATCTTTGCAAAATATTTAAAAACTTTGGACTATATATTTCTAACGCTTGTGGATTAAGATACTCATCTCTTTTATCATATAAGTCTTGCAATGCTTTTCGCTGTTTTGCTGCATATGAAATATTTTCTTTTAATGATGTAGCTGTCTGTTCTTTTGGTAATTGTTTTTCTACATCATCTATTACTTCACCATCTATTATACCTTCTTCTTTTAATCTATCTTCTTCACTAATTGCATCTAATAAATCTTCATTTGCTGTTTCAGTTATTACATCTGCTAAATTTTTACTATCTCTAGGTAAAGGTCTAATTATATCTGGACGTGGAAATACAAAATTACAAAATGCACGAGAGAAAACACGATATGTTGAAACAGAATTTTCATATATATCATTACCTTGTCCTCTACCTCTCTTTTTAGCATTATTTCTCTCTATTTTTCGTTCTTCTACTCTTGCCTCTTCATATACAGCAAATTGAAAGTTACTCATAGGTACTAATACTAAGTTAAAATCTCGATCTTTTTCAAATTTAGGAAGTAAAGCTTCTATGTCTGGAAAATATGATACTAATCCTAGTATACGTCTTTTAAACAATTCCATATTAGTTACTGAATCTTCTGGTTTAGTACTATTTTGATTAACAAATAACGCACTAAATTCATCTTTTTTATCAGGTAAACACTTATAATTTATTACTTCTACTGATTCTTGAACAATTTCTACATTTTTTTTTAATAATTCTTCTGTTATTAATTTTAAAAACTTTGTATCATCAATCTCTCCTTGAACACCTCCTGATACTCCAACATATTCACCTTTCTTATTATTTTTTGTATAAAATCCATATGGATTACGAGTTATAGTGAGTGTTGGTTGTGGAGTAGATTTAAAATTTAAATAATCTAATAAATAATTTGTATCTAAATTTTCTCTAAATAATTTAATTAATGAATCTTGTGTTAACTTAAATCCACTTTTACCTTTATTATTTAATTGAAATTTCCAAGTTTTTATATTACCCCGTAATATATTCATCATTATAGCTATTTCATGAGGATAATTGATTATAGGTGTACCTGTCAATAATACTATTCTTGTATTTTCTGCACTCTGTAAATACTTATATATATCCATTGATAAAGAGTCTGGTCTTTGTAATTGATTTACTATCTTACTTACTAAATTATGAGCTTCATCAACAACAATTATTTTATTAGAAAAAGGATTTCCTCCGGCTTTTTCTACCATTTCATCAAATTTTTTTCTACGTAAACCATTATACCTAATAAATTTATATTTGTTTTCTAACATTTTTTCAATCTGTTCATTTAAAGATTTTTGTTGCTCAGCTGTTAGTAAATTATAATTTGGTTCTTTGCTTTTATTTACAAACCATGCCCCTCCCTGTTTAGTAATAAACTTTGGTGATAATGATAATATATAAGCCAATGGATCTACTAATTCTGGATTAGATACTGTATTTATTTTTTCCCAATATTGATTATTTCTATATAGTTCATCACCACACTTTTTTAATTCTTGTTTATAATTAACTTCTAGTGATTTTGGTAATAAAATTAATACTTCTTTGTCACTTTTTATACCTTCTGCTATAGCAATAGAAGAACAAGTTTTACCTGATCCTAAACCATGATATAATAATAATCCTCTATATGGTGTCAATAAATTGATATAATCTCTTACTATATTTTGATGTGTTAAGAGAGAAAAATTACC